GGGCATCCTTAATGCTCAGGTCGCTCATGCGACCACCACCCGCAAGTACGGGCCCTCAAGCCTCACAACTTCCGGGTCAGTACGCGGGACCCGGTTCACAACCTGCCCCGAGTCGAACGACGTGATCTGCGCGAGAGGCTGGGCCCGTGCGGCAAGGTTCCTCGCCACGCGCCGACACAACGCCTCCGCAAGATCCGGAGGGTACGTCGCCGGGACGCTGCACACCTTCGCCTGGTTCGCAAGCTCAGCAGTGCGCGCCTGGTCGATATCCTCATCCCGGGCCGACGTGCCACCATTGCTGTCTAGGTAGTCACGAATCTCGGGTACGGTCGGGATGTGCCCGCCCGGCTCTTCCGCGAACACCGTGTACGGTGTCACGTCAGGAACGCCATCCGTCACGACTGTGACTACGGCGAGGTAACGGCCCCCCTCAGTGAGAGGGACCGAGATAGTCACCTCACCCTCAGTGACCACGGGGGTCACAGTGGCAGTGTCGCCGCTAGGGTTCGTGACCTGCGCGGCAACAGTCGAACCATCCGCCACGGAAAGGGTGATCGTCCAGTCCTCACCGACTTCTAGAGTATCGCTCATCGTGCCCTGTCCTTTCCGTGGAACCCCGGGGCGGGGGTCATGTCACCCCGCCCCGGGAGTCGATCACTCTTCCTCGGCCGCGATCGTGTCGTCGTAGATGACCTCGCGGACGCCGCCGATGTCGGTGTTCGCGAACGCCTTGTAACCCCAGATGGCGAGGTCGATACCAGCGACCGGCGCGTAGCCGGTGTGGTTCGGGGCGGTCCCGGTCGAGCCGGCGAACTCCAGGCGCGTCGGGGCGGTCGCCCAGCCCATGACCACCTCGGGGTCGAAGAGGTACGACGAGTCTGCAGCCTCAGCGGTCGAAGCCAGGCGCGGAGCCGGAACGCCGCGGAGGCCGTTCAGGTTAAGCGACTGGTACAGGTTGCCGACCGTGCCGTTCGAGTTGCTCGCACCGATGGCCGGGAACAGGTGGCGACCCGAGGTGTCCACCGCCTCCGCCAGGGCGGAGTAGAGACCCCGCTCCAGCGCGAACGCCGAGAACTCGTACGAGTCCGCGAACTGCAACTCGACCTGAGCCGCAGCGAGCGACGCGGCGAGCTCACCGTCACGACCGGTGAGGGTGATGTCCGTGGCGGTCGCATCCAGCGACGCGAGGAACGCGGCGACCGAGGACTCAAGGCCCTGGTAGTACTCGCGAACCATGCGGTTCCAGATCAGGTTCGAAACCTGGGGGTTGCCGCCAAGGTCCCAGACCTCACGGTTGATGGTCACCTTACCGCTGAGGGCGGTCGGGGTGATCGTCTGAGAGGTCGTGGTGAACGCACCCGGCGTGGGCTCGGTGCCCTGAGTGTGGTCGCCCACCAGGCCGGAAGCACTGTTGAACTTCGGGACCACGAACGGGTGAGGACCCTCGGGGAGCGCACCCTTGTTGACCAGATCCCACAGCGGCGTACGCGGCGCACGCTGCTCGTAGTAGTCCTGGGGGCGGTTAACGGCCGGGTTCAGCTCGTCCACGTCGCTAGTGGCAACCTTGAACGACTCCTGAATGTGGCCCATGACGCGCTTGCCGGACTCGGTGTTCTTGCCCTCAAAGTCACCAGCCTTGAGCATGTCCACCAGGTCCGAGCTGAACTCGTGCTCACCCTTGGCGAACCGGCCGGCGCGGTCGAACGTGTAGGGGCTGGCCTCGTTGACATCGAAACGCGCGGCCGGCGTCTCGCGGACGGGGTTAACCTTCATAGGGCCCTCCTGGGCAGTCTTGGAGAACGACGCGTCAGCAGCCTCGGTCGTCTCAGCGGGGGTAGCCTCGGCGGCGGGCGCCTCCGTGGCGGCGGCAGCGGCCGTCTCGGCAGCCTTGGCCTCATCGTGCTTAGACAGGGCGGCAGCGACCGCAGCAGCGATACGCGCGTCCAAGTCCTCAACAGCCGGGGCGTCCGGCGTCTTGTTCTCGTCAACCATGTTGAACTCCTTCTCGTTCTCGTTCTTCTGGTTCTTACTCGCAGCCACCTTTGTGAGCCGCGCATCCTCAAACGCCGGACGCGGCGTAAGGGAAACCTCGTTCAGAATGGCCTTGGTGACGGTAAAGTTGCCGTCCTTGTCCTCGGTCCATTCGATGATGTCAACGCCGACAGACAGACCATCCAAGGCCCCATCCTCAGCGAGCGTCAAAGCCTCATCCCCGGCAGCCCCACGAGCCACCTTGAACGACGCCGTAACCCTGTCGCCCTCGTCCTTAATAGACGCGGCCGAACCCAACAGCTGCCCCCAGTCGTGGTCGCGGAGGAACTTCACGCGGCTGACCGCGCCAGTGTTCCACTCCAACGAGCCCTTAGCGAACGTGAACGTTCCCCACCCGTTGTCCGCAGCCACACCGTACAGAATCGCGGTACCAGTAACGGTCCGCTTCTCTGTGTCAGCAGCAAACGTGATAGCGTCACCCTCGAAGCGGAAAGTCTGAGCCGCATCAATTGCGGGCGCCTCCGCCGAGAATGTTGCAGGCACTGCCTCATTCATTAGTGATCCCTTCATCTGATTACCCGAGGGAACCACCTCTTCATCGGCAGGTTCCTCATCTTCGCTTGCGGGTTCATCCTCGGGCGGCTGGAACGGTCCCGGAATATCTAGCCCGGCACCAACCTTGTTCGCAATCGCCCGCGCTTCGTCCGCGGTGATGACCTTGTCCACCGCAAGGTAGATTTTCTGCAAGGTCTCCGCGACGTCGCGTTGCTTAGCGACCGCAGCGGAAGGCGCACCCTGATTAGCGCCGGGTTCCTCACCGTCAGGCCGTGCGTCCAAGTCGGGGCGCACCACCCAATCCTCACGCTCGCGAATCTCCGCAACGTCAGTCGCCCCAAGCTCCAAAGCCGTCTTGTGCGTCTCCCAACGAGTGCGCGGGTCCGCCCGCATGTAATCATCCAAATCGAACACGACACGGTAACCCTTACGGGTAATGTCGCCCATGTTCAACCGGTCCGTGATAGCCTTCATGAACCCAGACAGCACATCGTTCACCCGGTCCTGCCGGCGATCCGTCGCGTTCTGGTACGTGCGGCTAGTAGTCGAGATACCCAAATCCTCAGGGTCAACCCCCAGGGCGTTAGCGATATCCAGCGACGCCTTAGCCTGCAACTGCACAAGCTGCAAGTCCACCGGGTTAGGTGACTGCACCGTCTTATACTCAAGGCTCTCAGGCACGTAACCCGTGCGCCGCTTCTTCCGCGCCGACACCCACGCCTGCAACGTCTTACGCACATCCTCTTCGGACATGACGTTCAGCGCGTTCTTCGGCGTGAAGTAATCAGACAACCCCGGGTTGTCCGCGTACATCGCAGCCAACTCTTCCAGCAAGATCGCCCGGCGGATCGCACGACTAGCCACCGCAAGCAACGGCGGGTTAGGCGAATCAAACCGGATGTAATCCCTGCCGGACTGAGGCTTACCATCAACCCAAATAGCCGACTCGGGGTCAATCCCCGAGGGCAGCTTGCGGCCACCCCAGCCGGTCGGGGGAGTCAGCGACACCCGGTCCGGTGCGATGTGCTGAACATCCTTAGGCCAACCCAACGCGTCACGCCGGGTCACCTTCCACCACGCGATACCGTCGAACAGCAAATCCTCAACGGTCTGTGCGAGGTGAACCACGTTCGGAACCTGAGGGTCAAACTGTGTGAACAGCGTATCCTCAACCGTCTTACGGTTCTTATCAATCTGCCGCAACGGCAAGGTCGCAATGTTCGCAATCATGTTGCGGCCCTTCAAGACCGCCATGACAGCGAGAGCATCCTTCCGCGACACCGAGCCAGAACCATACTTGCTCATGGCCTCAGTGATGTACGTAGCAACAGGCATGTACGGCTCACCATCGCCGCCCGCAAACGCGGTCTGGGGCCGGTCAGCACTGGTCAACCAAGCAAGAAAGCCCACTGGTTCACCTACCCTTCTCCGGCCCCACGGCCGATCACCAGTCGATCACGATCACACTAGAAACAGTCTTCTTCACCGGCAGCGACCTAGCCGCCGAAACAGCCCACGCCGCAGCCTTTAACGCGTCCGCCCGTTCGGTCGAACGAATCCGGGGACCATCCGTCCCCGGCGAAACACGCATAGCCAACACCTGCTCAGTCAGCTCAGTCGAGCCATCGTGCAAAAACGCCCGCTCATTCAACATGCGCGACACGTCCGCAACCACAGCCCGCGTAGCCTGAGACTTAGCCGTGGCATTCACCCGAGCATCCGACCACACGCGCGCGTTAGCGTCAGCCACCAAGGCCGCACCAACCAGCGCCGGCCGAGGACACCCCGACGCCGCAACAGCCGCAACAGCAGCCTTCAACGACGGGTAATCATCCACCGACACAACAGCAGGGCCACCCTCAACCACGGGCTTCCACGCCTTAGCGACCGACACACCAGAATCAAACCAAGACTCCACCGCGATAACATCCGGCGCCTCACCCGGCGCCTCACCACGCAGCAAGCCCCAATCCTCATCCGACACAATCGGCACACCAACCGTGCGGCGCTCCTTCAAGCGCCACACATTCAAATACTGCGCCTCGAAACCCCGCATCGGGTCAGGGTCGTCAAACTCCTTATCAGCCTCACCAGCAAGCGCCTTAGCATACTTACCAGCAATCAGCCGCCGGCGATCCTCAGACCAAAACGGGCTAGCAGCCTTCCACACCCGCTCGTCCCCCGGGTCATACCCCGGGGCCTCAGGGTCAGCAGCCCACAACAAAAACAACACCGAAGGATCATCACCAGAACGAGCCGACGCAAGTTCGGCACGCATCAACGACGTAGCACGACGGTGCGCCGTAGACGTAAGCACAAGCTGAGGGGACCGGCGCTCAAGCATCGCGGGCTCCAAACCCTCAGACACCGTATCCGGCTTCACATCCCAGGCCTCATCAACCATCCCGTAATGCAAATCGTAACCGTACACGCCATCCTGAGCACGAGCCAACCAGCGGTCACCCGCCATAGTCTCGATGCACTCCTTACCGTTAGCGCGAGTCACCGTCCAACCAGCAACATCCTCACACCATCGCCAAGCCGCGCGCTGAATCTCACGGACAATGTTCATGTCGCTACCAGTGTGGATCACATTCTGAACCTCACCAAACAACGACTGCCCAAACTCCAACCGCCACAACGCCGAACCACGCAACCCAACAGACTTACCAGCACGACGCGGCGCAGACTCAACCTTCTTCGCATACACAAGCGAACCATCCGCCCG